CTCCGCTCTACGCCGATGACTTCCCCGAGATCCGCGCCGAGTTCGCCGAGGTGCCGATCGTGCCGACGTCCATCGGCATCCCGCGCGTGGTGTTCAGCCACGAGCGCGCGATGGCGATCATGGTGTCGGACGAGATGCGCCGCCGGCAGACCATCGACCCGGTGACGAGGCAGCTCCTCCAGGTCAAGAACACGATGGTCTACTCGTGGAACACCGCCTTTTACAGCGCGGTGGTGGCCAACGCCTCGATCCAGACCCTCGCCGTCGCCAACACCTGGGCGAGCGCGGGCGCGACGATCCGGGCCGACCTGGCACAGGCGTGCTACCTGGTGGAGAACGCCGCCACGTTCTCCCCGTCGGGGCTGACGCAGTGGCTCGGCTTTGAGGCCGACACCTTGATCATCAACCACGGGACCAAGAACACGCTGCTGCAAAGCAACACGTTCGCGGCTCCCTACGTGGGTGACATCGCCAGCGAGAACCTGCTCTACACCGGCACGCTCCCGCAGAAGATCCTCACCCTCGATGTGATGGTCAGCCGCCAGATCCCCGCGGGCAACGCGATCGTCATGCAGCGCAACCGCTGCGGGTTCTACGCGGACGAGCTGCCGTTCATGGCAGGCCCCCTCTACCGGGACGAGCCCCGCAAGACGTTCCGGTCCGACACTCAGCGGGCAGCCGCCCTCGGGCTGGACCAGCCCCTGGCGATCGTCCTGCTGTCGGGGGTGTGATGTCTCTCTACCAGGCAGTGGTCAACCTCTCGGTGCCCCGCAAGGGTGACGCCAACAAGGAGTGCGACCTGGTGATGGCCGGCGAAACGGTCGAGCTGGACGATGACACCGCCGACCTGTTCCGGCCGCCACGCCGGGCGATGGCGATGATCCGCCCGGCCAAGGAGTCCGGCGACCCGCTGCCGCGCGTCCACCCCAAGCAACTGTTCGGCATCGCGGTCAACCCGCGCACCGGCCAGGTGATCGGCAGGCCAGGCCCGCCGCAGGGCGCACGGCCGGACCCGCCCGGCAGCTCCACCGTCCAGGTGCTGGAGCCGCCCGAGGCGAACGAGCCCGCGCCCGGTGACGAGACAGCCGGGCAGGGCGTGCCCGCCGAGGTGGACGCGGAGGACATCCCGCCGCGCGCTGCCCGTGCTGCACGTGCGCCTGCACGAGCAGGAGCGAGGTAACCAATGGCCGTCGCCGTCCCGCAGGCGCTCATACTGACCTGCCCGCGCTGCCACCTGCCGCGGCGGTTCGTGGCGATCGACGGCGCGACCAGCTACCGCTGCTCGGCGTGCGAGTGGTACTACACGCTGTCCCCGGTGGCCCCCACCGGCACCGCGAGCGGCGCGCTGGCAGCGGGCGGGACAGCGATCACCGTGGCGTCGGGCGGCGCGAGCTTCACCGCGGGGATGCTGGTCCTCTACGACACCGGCCAGCTCACCGAGGTGCTGACCGTCACGGCCACCGGCTCGGCCACCTCGATCCCGGTCAGCGCCGCCGTCCGCGGCCACCTGACCGGCGCGACGTTCGGCCAGCTCGCCATCAACCCCACCTACGCGGGCGACGTCATCCTGCCCGCCGCACCCTACGGATTCTGATCATGGCCCTCAACCGCTACGTGGTGACCACCCAGGTGGTAGTGCCGCCTGGTGCTGCGGCGACCGTCGTGGCGGGCGAGCCCGGCACGGGCGGCGCGGCCGGGTTCGGGTCCGCACCTACCACGGGTGGCCCGCTGATGCCGATCACCCTGATCCCCAACCAGGTGATCATGCTCGACCCGGCTGGCCCGCTGTACGCGCTGATCGGGGCCGGCAACCTGCGCCCGTTCGTGGACGGGCAGGACACGGTGGGCCACGCCGGCCTGCACAACTAGGAGGCCGGCATGGCTGCAAACCCGCGGATGGTCACCCAGGACGTCAACGTGTCCTGGGACGGCGTGGTCACCCACGTGCCCGCCGGCACCGTCGTGGACGTCCCCGCGGGCTCGGCGCTGGAGGCCGCCTACGGTGCCGCGCTGGAGCCCCTCGCCAGCCAGATGATCGGCGGCTCGGAGGACGTGGAGCCCGTGGAGGAGGACGTTTGACCACCCCGGCAGCGGTCTACTACGCGACCACCGATGACCTGCGCCTGGTGCTCGACAGCACCGACGCCGGCACGGGCACCGCTGCCCAGCTCTCGGACGAGCAGCTCGGCCTGGCGCTGCGCGCGGCGACCGGCCGGGTGACCGCCTACACCGGCGAGGTGTACGACCCGAGCGCGGACACGTTCCCGCCGATGATCGCGGACCTGACCCTGGACCTGGCTGCCTGGTGGGCGACCACCTACTACAGCAAGCAGAAGGAGATGGGGCCGAACCACCCGATCGTCTTGCGGTACACCGCGGCGACCAAGGTGCTCGATGACATCCGCCAGGGCGTGATCAGCGTGGACTTCGCCGCGCCCGGCACCGTCGGAGCCGAGGAGGAGCTGGCCCCCGCTGCCAGGGTGATCAACCAGATTCCCAACATCTTCACCCCCGACGACAGCAACACCCGCTACGACCCCTCCACCGGCTACCTGATGCCGAGCACCCCGCCCGACATGCTCGGCCGCTCCCGGCTGCTCGATGACTGGGGGCCGTACTGATGCCTGTCTCGACCTTCCACGACCGGATCGAGGAGCTGATCCACCGCACCGGCGCGGGCAAGGGCGGCCTGCACGGCAGCGTGACGGTCGATCAGGTCTACGCCCACTACCAGCACGAGCGGCTGGACCTGCACCACCCGCGCGGCGGCGGCCCCAAGTACCTGGAGCGCCCGCTGTTCGACCACTACCGGGACTACCTCACGGTGATCGCGCACACCGTCCTCGATGACGGCGGCCAGCGCGAGATGGAGCGGTCGATGGAGCACCTGTCCGACGCGGCCGAGCTGGCCGCGCCGTGGGAGTTCGGCGACCTGATGCACTCCGGGCACCCCGAGGTGCGCCGCGGTAGCGAGCTGGTCTACGACCGGCCGCCCAAGCGGCACCGGCTCACCCAGGCCGAGCTGCGCGTCAAGGCCGCGCTGCGGCTGGACCGGCCGGGCATGCAGAACCTCAAGGGCTGGATCTACTGGCACAACACCGTCCGCGGCCGGATGGGCCTGCCACCGGCGAGGCGCGCATGACCGCGCTCACCCAGGTGGTTATCGACTGGCTGTCCGAGCAGGGCTGGGACACCCGGCAGGAGCTGGGTTACCCGGTGTTCCCCGGTCCCTACGTGCCGGACGAGCCCGAGCGCGCCGTGATCATCACCGGTGGCGGTGGCCCCGGGTTCACCACCGAGGAGCCCGCCTCCGACGCCTCCGCATTCCAGATCCGGGTGCGCGGCCCGGCTGACTCCCCGCTGGAGGCCGAGGAGCAGGCCCAGCTCATGGACCGGCTGATCACCCGCGCGCTGTTCCCGGTGCAGGTAGACGGCGTGTGGCTGCTGGCCGCCAACCGGTCGGGCAGTGGCCCGTCCCCGCTGCCGTTCGACCCGGCCGACCGCCGCACCGAGTTCACCTGCAACTACGTCCTCGTGACGGGAGCCTGACATGCCAGTCGGACCACGGGTCACCCTCCAGCCGATCCCCCTCAACCTTGCGGCGCTGTCCGGTGGGCTGTGGGTGACCGCCGCCTCGCCGGGCTACGACCTGGGCTCACCGAGCGCGATCACCGCCTGGTCCGGCCAGGGCGGCGTGCAGATCCCCAACCCGACCCCCGGCAGCGTGATCCTCGCCTTTGCCTGCGGCGCGACCGCGGCCGGCGTGTGGCAGGCCCTGGTCGGCGACCTGGTGGGCTCGATCAACCAGGTGCTTCCGGCGACCACCGAGACGGGCTCGATCGCCGCCAACACCTCGGGCTGGCTCGGCCCGTGGTCCCCGGCGACCTTTAACCAGCAGGCCCCCACGCAGATCACCTACGCCGGGGCGGTCAACACCCAGGCACTCACCCAGTCCGCGCAGGGCTGCGTGGTTGTGGACTTCACCACCACCACGACGCTCGCGCTGCGGGCCTACTCCCTGATCCCCGTCGCCCCGTAGGAGGACCGATGACTGAGCAGCCAGCGGCAGCGGCAGCAGCGCCGCCAGCCGCGCCCGCGCCAGCAGCACAGCAGCAGGCCCCGCCTCCTGCTGCGCCGGCTCAGGAGGAGCCCCGCGTAGCGGGCAAGACAGGGCTCACCACCGACCAGCAGGTGCAGCTCGGCGAGCTGGTCGCCGCCCGCGATGCCGCCGCGGTTGCAGCCGGGGCGGTGCAGATGACGGTGGAGGAGCCGCATGCCGCGTTCACCTACGGCGGCGTCACGGTCACCACCGACCCCACCACGGTGCCCGCCTCGATAGTGCCCGCGATTGTGCAGGCTGCCGCCGAGGCGGGCGTCACCCTAACGCAGCAGGAGAGCGAGAGCTGAGATGGCCGGTCCGCCGCTTGTCTACACCCCGCCGAACTACACCACACAGAACGTGCTCTACGGCGTGGGCATCCTGTTCACGGCCATCCCTGGCACCACTGTGCCGTCAGACCAGAACCTCGGGGTTGCGTCTGCCTGGACCGGGCTGGGCTGGGCATACGTGGGCGCGACCGAGGCGGGCCTGACGGTCACCTTCAACCCGAGCACGCAGGATCTGAACATCGAGGAGCAGCCGACCCCCGTTGCTGTGATCGTCAACACGGCCACGCTCCAGGTCACGTGCTCGCTGTCGGAGGAGACGCTGACCAACGTCAACATGGCGTGGGGCAACGGCGGCTCGATCGCCGTCACCCCGGCCGGCGCGGGCCAGCCAGGCAAGTCGGTGCTGACGCTCTCCACCAACTTTGCCTCGATGGCCTGCGCGGTGATCGGCCGCAATCAGCAGGGCTACGCCCGGGTGCTGTCCATCCCGCAGGTGATGGCCGCCGGCCAGGTGCAGACCGCCTACCGCCGCGCCGCGCAGCAGCGGCTGTACCCGCTCACCCTCAACGCCACGTGCCCGTTCAACCAGATCAGTTGGACCGACCTGACCGCCGTCGCCACCAGCTAGTAGGAGCCGCGCATGCCCGCCTTTGATGCCAGCGCAGTTGTTGAGTCTCTCGACTGGGATTTCACCGGCAAGTTGCCTGGTGAGGGCAACAAGAGAGTGCCCGGATGGCCCAAGGAGCTATACAGCGCCAAGGGCGTCATCACCGAGCCGTCGGACGCGGCGATCGGCGCGTTCCTAGACGGGCTCAAGAACCTCTACCAGGAGGCGCAGAAGTCCGGGCTGCCCACCGACGGCGGCGACGTCACCGCCGAGCAGATGCTGGAGGCCGTGTCGGGGCTGACCGGGGACAAGTTCGTGGAGTTCATGGCTGGCACCGCGGAGCTGTTCGCCGGGCTGTGCGGTGGCCACCCGACCAAGGCGCAGCTCCTGCTGCTGCCGATGCGCGTGCGCGTGAAGTTTTACGCCTGGCTCCAGCAGGAGGTGGTCAACCCGGAAGCCGGGACCGGCGCTGGGACGGAGGCAGTGATCACGCTGCCGTCCGCTCGCGCCGGGTAGAGCTGTACCTCGCTCGCCGGTACTTCAACCTCAGCCGCGATGAGTGGGACGACCTGGGATGGGATCTCCAGCGCGCCTACCTGGACGGGCTGGAGCAGGACGGCACGATCAGCCGCCCGGAGGAGGGCGAGTTCCCCGCCGCGAGCGCGGGCGGCCCGCAGCAGCGGACAGCCGCTGCTGGAGCGGACGTGATCGACCTGGGCGCGATGCGCGCCGAGCTGGACGCACAGCGGCAGCGGGGAGGTGAGTGATGGCCTTTGACGCAGGCACCATCGTCGCTCGCCTCGACCTGGAGGACAGCGAGTTCTACCGTAAGCTCAAGGCTGCCTCCACGGCCGGTGACGCTGCGGCCAAGACACGCACCGCCAAGATCGAGCCGGAAGTCCCGCCCGGCGACGTCGCCGCCGCTGACGCCAAGCTGGACGAGGTAGCCCACGAGCGCGAGGTGAAGATCACCCCGCGGGTGGACGAGTCGGCGTTCGGCCGTATCCGCGACTCCTACCGCCGCCTGGACGAGCAGCTCACCAACGACGTGCGCCGCCGCGGCGGTGTCCTGGCCGGCATGCTCGGCGGCAGCGGCATGCTGCGCGGGGCAGCGGGCATCCCCGGCATGATCGGCGGCCTGTTCGGAGGAGGAGGAGGCGGCGGGGCCGCTGGCGCGGCTCCCGGGGCGGCCGGGCAGACCGCCAGCGCGGCCGGTCCTGGGTTCCTGGGCATGGGGGCCACCCCGGCGATGTGGATCGGCGGCGGCGCAGCGGCCAGCTCCCTGCTGCCCGCGCTCGGCGGCGTGCTCGGCGTGGCGGGCGGCGGCGCGGCCGGGCTGGCGGGTGCCGGGTTCCTGGGCAGCCAGGCGATCAGCCAGAACCTCGGGCCGGCGCTCCAGGCGTACCAGCAGGCACAGAACGCCATGCAGATGGCGGTCACCCCGCAGCAGCGCCAGCAGGCCCAGCGGCAGATGCAGGGCGCGATGCAGTTCGCCCAGCGGTCCGCGCCGGGTGGCGCGTCGGTGTTCCGCTCGATCACCGGGCTGCAAAACGACTGGCAGAACTTCACCGGCTCCCTGCTGCCGATGCTGGCCAAGCCGCTGCGCCAGATCGTCCCGATGGTCGAGTCCCTGTTCGGCCCGCTGCGCAAGTTCTTCCAGCAGTCCATGACCGTGGTCGAGCCGTTTGTGCGGGCGCTGACCGGTGGCATCCGGGCCATCCTGCCGCTGCTGGGCAACCTGGCCAGGATCAGCGGGCCGGGGTTCGCTCAGCTCACCACCGGGCTGCTGCTGCTGGTCAAGAACATCCTGCCGGGGCTGACCACGATCACCAAGGCCAGCCTGCCCTTTATGCACGAGTTCGCCGGAATCCTGGGCGGGCTCGGCCAGTCCATCGGGCGGTTCTTCGCCGTGATGGCCCCTGCCGTCGGTCCCTCGATGACCGTTCTCAAGGCGCTGTTCCAGGCGCTCGGCGGCATCCTGGTCCTCCTCGGCCGGGTAGGCGCGATCATGGCGCGGGCGCTGGCCCCGGTGATCGTCGCCTTTGCGCAGACCATCAAGATCCTTGAGCCGCCGCTGCTGCTGGTGGGCAAGATCCTCGCCGAGCTGGCCGGGGCGATCTTGCAGGATCTGATGTCCATGCTGATCCCGGTCGCCCACCTGATCGCCGATCTTGCCCCCACCTTTGGTGCCCTGGCCAAGGTGCTGGCCAGCGTGTTCAACGTGCTGGAGAACAGCGGCACCATCTGGAACGTCTTTGCGGATGCCCTGGAGTCCCTGGCCCGGCCGCTGGCCAACCTGATCAATGCCCTGGTGACCCAGCTCGCGCCGTTCATCCCGCCGCTGATGCGGATGATCGGTGCCCTCGCTGACGGCGCTGTGATGATCTTGGTCCGGGTGGTGTCGGCGCTGGTCCCGCCGCTGGTCAAGGTCACCGAGGCGCTGCTGCCTCCGCTCCTCAAGATCGTCCAGCAGCTCGTGCCCGTGATCAACGTGCTGGCGCAGATGTTCGCGGCCGGGCTCGCCACCGCCCTGGTGGCGATCCTCGATGCCCTCGCCCCGCTGGTGGTCCTGCTCGCCAAGCTGATCGGCTGGGTGGTCGGGGTAGTCGCTGCTGTCGTCACCTGGATGGCTCACTTCCACCTGCTGATCCCGGTGCTGATCGCCGTGGCGGCAGCCATCGACCCGGTAGGCACCGCGGTGCTCGGGCTGATCGCCGTGATCGGCTTCCTGTCCACCCACTGGCACCAGGTGTGGAACGACATCAAGAGCTGGACGATGGACGCCTGGAACTTCCTCACCCACGGGTGGGGGCAGTGGCTGGTGCCCGGCCTGACGCTGATCCGGCTGGCGGTCGAGTTCGTGCGCGACCACTGGAAACAGGCGTGGGATGACATCACCGGCGCAGCTCAGGCGGCGTGGAACTTCATCGACAACAACATCGTGCAGCCGATGGAGCAGGTGTTCACCCAGGATCTGCCCAATGCGTTCGGCACGGCGGTCCGCTGGATCGGGCAGCACTGGCAGGACATCGAGAACGTGGTAGCCAGCCCGGTCAAGTTCGTGATTGACCACGTGCTGGACGGGCTGATCTCAGCATTCGACTGGATCACCTCCAAGCTCGGGCTCGGCAGGCCGATCGGCGCGGTCCACCCGATGGGCCTGGCCCGCGGCGGGCGGCTCCCCGGCTACGGCGGCGGCGACCGGCACCCGGCGCTGCTGGAGTCCGGCGAGACGGTGGTGTCCAAGGAGCACAGCGGCATGCTCGCCGACGTGTTCCGCGCGGTCGGCGTGCCGGGCTACCAGGCCGGCGGCCGGTTCGGCGCGCTCGACCCGTCCGCCCGGTACGCCCAGCGGCCGGCGCACAACGTGGGCCAGCACGGGCCGGGCCTGCTCGGCGGCATCGGGCATTTCTTCTCCGGGCTGTGGCACAAGGCCGAGGACGTCGGCAAGATCACCGCCGCGGTCGCCACCGGCAACACCGCCGCGCTGACCAACGCGATCATGAACATGCTCGGCACCAACCTGGTCGGCGGGGCCACCGCCGAGATGGCCCAAATGCTGATGGGGATGGGCAAGACCGCGGTCGCCGATGCGGTCAAGTGGCTGATCGGGCACGGCGGGATGGGTGCCGACGGCAACGCGATCGTCAAGTTCGCCATGAGCTACCTCGGCAAGATCCCCTACACGTGGGGCGGCACCTCACTGAGCGGCGATGACTGCTCGGGGTTCGTGGAGGACGTCTACAACCACTTCGGCATCCACCCGCCGCGGACGTCCGAGGCGCAATACGCCTGGGCCAAGCGGTCCGGCCCGGTGCCGGGCGGCCTGGCGTTCTACGTCTCCGCGGGCGGCGGCCCGCCGCCTGGCCACGTGGCGATCATCCGCACCCCCACCCAGGTGATCAGCCAGGGCGGCCCCGAGGGCGTCAAGGGGCCGACGCTGATGCCGCTGCACGGCATGCCGCTGATGGGCACTGGCATCCCGCCAGGCGGGCTCGGCGGTGTTGGGCTCGGCCCGCAGAACCTGCGGCAGATCGAGGGCTACTGGATGCAGGCCGGCGGGCCTGGCGGGATGGTCGCCCACATCGCCGCGGCGATCACCGGTGCCGAGGCCGGGTTCCGGCCCGGCGCGATCCAGCAGGGGCAGCCCTACGCCACCACCGGCTGGGGGCTGTGGCAGATCACCCCGGGCAACAGCGAGCCGCAGTTCGGCATCAACCAGGCGCTGCTCAACCCGCTCAACAACGCCCGCGCCGCGGTGGCCAAGTGGCGCGCGGCCGGCGGGTTCTCCCCCTGGACCACCTACACCTCCGGGGCCTACCAGCGGTTCATGGACAGCGGCGGGTGGCTGCTGCCGGGGCTCAACGTCAACGCCAACGCCACCGGCCGGCCCGAGGCCGTGCTCAACCCGGTGCAGTCCTCCGCGTTCGTGGCGATGGCCGAGGCCGCCCACCAGCTCTCCAAGCAGGGCGGTGGCGGGCACTCGCTGCTGCGTGACGTCCACCTGACGCTGCCCGAGGGCACCACCGTCACCCAGGCGCTGCAAGAGCTGAGCTGGATGCTGCGGGTGAGCCGGCAGCAGGCATACACGGGGGTGAGCTGATGGCTGACCCGGTGCTGGCCCTCGGCCAGTACAGCATCGGCACCGACATGCCAGGCGGTGACCCGAACACCGTGGTCTACGGCTACGGCACCACCTGCCTGGTGCAGAACACCCTCGCCGACACCGGCTCGATGACCACCCAGGACACCCCGGTAGTCGGGCATGACGGCGTGCTGTTCGGTGTGGACACCCTGCCCGGGATGGTGGTCACGCAGACCGGGGTCGCCTACGCCAACGCCAACGGCAAGGCCGCGCTCGATGCGTTCAGCCAGCTAGCCGGCAAGTGGCTCGACCCGGCCGCCCGGATGGTCAACGGGCAGATGCAGAAGCTCCGCGCCTACTACCCGGTGTCCAACGTGGTCCGGGTGGCTTACGGGCGCGGGCGCAAGATCCAGCCCACCTACGGCACCGCCAACCAGGGCGCGGTCCCGTTCAGCGCCCAGTTCCAGGCCGCCGACTGCAACTGGTACGCCGACACCGAGAGCATCCTCACCCTCACCAGTGTGCCGTCCTACCTGGGCACCTTCACGTTCCCGGTCACCCCGCCGTTCCAGTGGGCGTCCGCCTACCTGAACTACCAGCAGAACGCGCTGGTCAACAGCGGGCCGATCGCCACCTGGCCGGTGATCACCTTCAACGGGCCGATCAGCTTCCCCGGCATCGCCTACGTCAACACCGCCATCGCCATCAGCTACCAGGGGGTGCTCCCTGCTGGCCAGTCCCTGGTGCTCGACACCCGGCCGTGGGCGCGCACCGCGCTGATCGGCACCGCCAGCGTGGCCGGGCTGCTGAACGGCAGCCCGATGATCTCCCTCGGACTGCCGCAGGGCGCGACCGTGGTCCGCCTCACCGGCACCGACTACACCGGCACGGCCACCTGCCAGATCAAGTGGCGCAACGCCTGGCCAGCGATCGGGGGAAGTTATGCCTAGGTCAGCTAGTTGCGCGCCGCGCTGCTTCCCGCTTCCGGTTGCACGTCTTGCAGTACCGGACGATCCGGCCGGTCTTCCAATCAGTCTTCCGCCCGTCCAGCGGGTGGTTCTTCTTGAGGCAGGTGTCCCTGCTAACGCTCCGGTGCGTTCCGTGCCGCACTGCATCGAGGATGTTGGCGCTGTGTGTGTCGTACCGGAGGTTGTCGGCCCGGCAGTTCCACTGGTCGCCGTCGTTGTGGCAGACCTCCAGGCCAGGGCCGGGGGGTGGCAGGAAGTGCCGGGCGACCAGCAGCGCGACCCGGATGGTCTTGGGCCGCCCGGCGATGCTCAGGTTGACCTGGGGCCTGCCTCGCTGGTCGTGCTGGGTGGTCATGATGAGCGGCAGGTCAACCCCCTTAGCAACCCAGGAGCGCACGCGCCCGAAGTTGCTGATCTCATAGCGCCTGTTGTGACCGTTGACCGGCTTCCATCTTTCCCTCACGTGGGCAGTATAGTACATGCACGTTCACGTCACATTTATGCAGGTGAACTATGACTTTTCAAACTGCTGTTTGGGCCGTGGACGGCAACATGGTCGATGCCGCCTACGCCCGGATGATGCTGAGCGCCGCGACGATGGGCGCGCAGGGCGTGGTCGGCCACCTGGACTGCCAGGTGCAGGCCACCACGCCGACGCCGACGGCCGGGATCGTCATCACCCCCGGCCAGGTGGTGGTATCAGGAGCGGAGGCCCCCTACCAGGGCAGCTACCACGGGTGGAACGTCGGCAACGACACCACGCTGACGATCGCCGCCACGGCGGGCAGCCCGCGCTCGGACATGGTGGTGGTCCGCGCGGAGGACCCGACCTGGAGCGGCTCCCCGTGGGGCAACCCGGCCAGCGGGCAGATCCTGTTCCCCCGGGTGATCAGCGGCGTGGCCGCGGGCTCGACCGTTCCGCCGGCCGGGCAGAGCTGCATCCCCCTGGCCCGGATCGACGTCCCTGCGTCCACCTCGGCGATCACCCAGGCGATGATCAACGACGTCCGCCAGGTGTCCATCCCGCAGACGCAGACCGTGCAGATGGCAGCCGCCGGCCCGGCCAGCGCCACCAACTGGAACACCTCGGGCTCAACCATCCAGTGGCCGCCCGGTGCCACCTGGGCGGTGCCGATCCCGAGCTGGGCCACCAGGATGATCATCCTCTGGCTGGTCAACGAGATCCTGTGGGTGTCCGGCTGGGCGCGGTCCAACATCTGGCCGGTGATCGGCAGCTCGGTGACCGCGCCGACGGTGAGCTTCCCGCAGACGCTGATCTCGATCCAGTCCGCGCAAGGCCCCTGGCGGCACACCACGGGCGGCGGCGGGTCGGTCGCCATCCCCGCCTCGATCCGCGGCACGACACAGACCTTCCAGTTCGCACAGACGCGGGCCACTCAGACGGGCGTCATGAGCGCCGACGAGGGGACCGTGACCAGCGTTGTCGCCACCTTCCAGCAGCAGGCAGCGGTCGCATAACCGAAAGGAAATGATCATGTCGAGAGGGCCAGACTCCGCGAGCGCGAGCGAGCATCTGCTGGTCGGGGTCGGAGCCCCGCACGCAGACGCCGCTGGCGTCCACACCGATTTCCGGGTGCAGCGGTTCGATGAGGACCAGACCCGCTACGCGGCGGCGCGCTACGCGCCGGGCACCCTGCTCACGCCCAGGCGGTTCGCCGCCGTCGGCGTGACGCCCACCCCGGGCTGGGGTGACACCACCGACTACGACTGCAACATGATCGTGCAGAACGGGTGGATAGCCCTGCTCGGCGGCGTGGCGGGCACCACCATGTCGCCCAAGTTCAGCGCGACCAACGGCCGGATCGGCGTCGGCACCTCCACCACCGCGGCGGCGTTCAGCCAGACCACCCTGGTCGGCGACACCGGCGCGGCGAGCACGACCAGCTACTTCAAGCTGGTCAGCGGAGCCCCGACGATCAGCACCGCGGCCACGCCACCGACGCTGGTGTTCAGCTCGGTGTTCGGCACGGCGGTCGCCAACTTCGCCTGGCAGGAGTTCGGCACTGACGCAGGCACCGCAGACAGCGTGTCCAACGCCACCACGGGCGGCACGTTCTTCAACCGCGGTGTCAGCTCGCAGGGCACCAAGGCCAGCGGCCAGACCTGGACGGCAACCGAGACGATCAGCTTCGGCTACCCCTCGGGGTCCGGCACCGTCAGCTAGCCCGGCGTGAGCTGTGCCCGCGCCGGTACTGATTGCCAGCGCGACCGTCACTGGCACCGTCACGTCCCGGGCGATGACGGTTGCCACGGCGTCGGCCGCGGGCGACACGCTGTTGGTGCTGGTCACCAACAACAGCAACAGCGGCTCAGCCACCGCCTGCACTGACTCCAAGGGCAACGTCTACACGCTGGACGCCAGCCAGGGGACCAGCCCGCAGACGTACATGTTCCGCTCCCCGGGAGCCACCGGGGGATCGGGCGGCGGCGCAACCGCCGCGCTCACCACCACCGACACGATCACGGTCACCACCAGCTCGACCAGCGCCGTCTACGTGCTCCAGGGGGCCAAGCTCACCGGCGCGGGCGCGTTCGACAAGGCGGTAACGCCGGTCCACCTGGGCACCGCGGCGCTGACTAACTCAGTGAGCGGCACGCCCGCGGCGGACAACGAGCTGGCGATCATCGCCTACACCGGCCAGTCAGCAGGCGGTGCCCCCACCTTCACCGCGCCCACCGGGGCAGCAGCGGCCGACGCCTACGCGGGCACCGGCAACGAGACGTCGCTGGGCTGGGTGCAGCTCGGCACCGGCACGGGCGGCGTG